TCTCCAGCGTACCGTCAGTAATTTGTTCTAAAGTAAAGAGTTTTTCTGCACCGTCGATGTTACGAATCACCTTTATAATATCAATACCAGGACGACTAGTATTTAGGATCAAATTGAGCAATTGATAATCGTTTATAGTTGTCTTTCGTGCAACTTTTATGATATCATTTGATATATCGATTCCGCCAAGGATATTGAAAGAAGTATCATAATTAGGAAGAACAACTAATGCGCCCCTACCTTCATATTCCAACTGAAGACCTCTCATAAAAGTCTGATAAGACTTATAGAAATAATTATATCCGTGTTGAAGAAAATCATTAATGATGAAAAATGTCCAGTAATAATCTGGTGTTCCATATAATTTTTGAGAAATAATATCAGGTCTGTCTCCATCTTTTATTTCATAGAAAGTATATGATGTGAAATCATCTGTCTTTTTATTTACAACATCAACATGACGGTATATATCGTAAATCTTTGATATCTCACCATTCTCTTGAATATCATAATCAATTTGAGGAAACTGTTTAAAAAATGACATATTATGCTTCTATGGATTGTTGTGGTTGAGGTTTCTGTATTGAAGGATTACCGTTGTCATCTACACCACGGTCACCATTCAATCCAGCTTCCATATCATTAATATCTGTTCTTGTAAGTGCACGAGTTTCTTGGAAAGTGATTACAACATCAACCTCAATAGGTGCACCATCTTCGTGAAATAAATTCGCTGTAGCATTGTATGTAGAATCTAGAGCAGTGCAATAGCAAGAATAAATTTTTGGAATATATCTGTTTTCGTTTTTATTACCATCAAGGAATTTAATTGTCCATACAGGAGGATAAGACAGTGTTAAATTCTGAGCATTATTTTTAGAATCTGCATAGGTAAATGCACGAAATTTATTATGAATTTTTCTAATCTCATCAGCCTCTTTCTGAGATTTTGCAATCATCTTAAAAGTGAATTGAAAATTTCTGATACCATTACCAGTAAATGTGGTATTGGTATTTGGATTCATAATTGTCTTTGATTTAAATGATGCTACCTGTTTAATAGTATCTCCAACAGGGAGTGTCTGCGCAGCGACATCACCTAACTCAGCTTGTTTCAATGCTTTCGCAGCGGCGCTGATAGTATTTCCAAGTCCTCCGCCAGCATCTCGACCAGCATCAACAGCTGCTAAAACTTGTCCTCCAATCGCTCCCAATTCAATAGTATTATAAGCCGCATTATCAGCAATGGCAATGGAAGCAGGACATGGAAACCAGATATGATGTTGATTCACAACACCTTCTCCTCTTTCATATGCAGTGAATTCTATACAAGGTCGATTCGATTGACTTCTTAGTTCCAGTGGATAAATAAGAGATGTGGGGTCTTTTGCCGCTATGGATAAATTTGCGGCATTAGAAAATCCTAATCCAGAACCTAAAGTATCAATAACAGAATTAACTTCATTGCCAATATTGCCAACAAAGCTATCAACTGCGCCTAATGCTTGAGAAATTTTATTTTTAAAGAAACTTGGCATAATACAATACTATTTATAAACTTATATGACATATAAAGGAAGATATAGAGTAAAGAACCCCCATAAGTATAAAGGTGATCCAACTAAAATTATATTTAGATCATTATGGGAAAGACAAGTTTTTAGGTTCTGTGATAATACTCGTGATATTCTTAAATGGTCAAGTGAAGAGATTGTCATACCATATAGATGTAAAACAGATAACAGAATACATCGATATTTTCCAGATGTTTATATTGAAACACCCAAGGGTACTTTTCTGATTGAAATAAAACCTGATAAGGAAACAAAACCACCAAAAGAACCCCAAAGAAAAACAAAGAGATATATCAATGAGGTGATGACATATGTGAAGAATACATCTAAGTGGGAAATGGCAGAATCATATTGTGCTGATCGTGGGTGGAAATTTGAGATTTGGACAGAGAAGACACTCAAGAAAATGGGTATTAAACTTCTGACTTGATATAAATACATTATATGGCGAAAACTTCTTATTTCGATAAAATTCAATCGGCTGCTTTCAGATCTGGTGTTAAACCCAGATCGCAGGAGTCGCTTAATTGGTTTCGCACAAGTCTCAAAAATATAGTAAAGAGAGTTAATCGTGAACAACTCTTGAAGGATTCTAATTTAAATAAAGTTAATAAACCTCTTCCTGGTCGGATGTTCATGTATTTCTATGATCCAAAGACAAAGGAAACATTACCATACTATGATAAATTTCCTTTAATCATTATGGTTGAAAGAGCACCAAAGGGTTTCTATGGATTGAATCTTCACTATCTTTCTCCAAAATTACGAGCCAAGTTTTTTGATAAGCTCTTGGAATATAAGAACAATGAGAAATATAATAGTTCAACCCGATTGAAACTCACTTATAAATTTCTTAAATCAGCATCAAAATTAAAAGAATTTCAACCTTGTTTCAAAAGATATTTAACAAGTAATATAACATCAAGAATATCTGAAGTCCCATCAACAGAGTGGGAAGCAGCTTTATTTCTACCAACTGAACAGTTTGTTAAGAAGAGCAAGACATCAGTTTGGAAATCCTCAAAAGAATTAATCTAATGTCATTAGTAGATAAATTATCAACCTCAATCAGTCCTGTTAGTATCGATTCATTTAAATCTACTATAGGACGACGAGGTGGTCTTGCCCCACAAAATAGATTTGCTATCTTTATGACACCTCCTTCAGCCACTTTTCTTAATCTCGATGTGCAAGCGGCAGCCTCTAGTCTTCTATCAGGTAATTTCGGATTAAGTTCATTGGTGAATGATCCTCGTGATCTAAACATACTTTGTGAATCGGTAAGTCTACCAGGACGACAGATTCAAACACTTGATTATCAAGATTTAAATTTCAGAAATACAGTAAAACAACCTACTGGATATTTCAATGAAGATGTAACCTTTACTTTTCACTTGACAAATGATTATCATGTGAAGAAACTCTTTGATAAATGGATTGATACCATTATCAACCCCGAGACATATAATACTGCATATAAGAATCAATATGTGACAGATGTAACCATTCAACAACTTAATCAAAACAATATTCCTGTTTACGGTATTAAATTAAAGAATGCTTTCCCTGTTACAATAAATACTTTAGAATTAAATAATGCATCGGGTGATACACAAAAGGTAAGTATTACAATTACCTATGATGACTATGAACCAGAAGGAGCAATAACCTCCGCTCTATCTGGTGTGAAAAATATAATTGGAGGAGTTACAAAATTGATATAAATTATGCCATTACCTAAATTAGATACACCGAAGTATACAGCTGTTATACCTTCGTCAAAGAAACAGATTCAATATCGACCTTTCTTAGTCAAAGAAGAAAAAATTCTTATGATGGCTCAAGAATCGGAAGATTCTAACATCATTCTCAATTCCGTTAAGGATATCATCAGCGCTTGTGTCTATGGTGATATTAAGGTGAATGATTTGACGATGTACGACATTGAATATCTATTCTTACAATTAAGAGCAAAGAGTGTTGGTGAGACAGCAGAGATCAGACTTAAATGTGAAGATTGTGGGGAATACAATACACATACAATTAACCTAAATGACGTACAAGTTGTATTTCCAAAGGGTGAAGTCAGCAATAAAATTCAATTAACCGATGATGTTGGAATTGAATTGAAAAGAATCGGAATCGAAGAAGCGACTAAAATCAGTAAATTAAAAGAAGATAAGGCATTCGTACACGGTATTGCTGCTTCTATTGATTCTGTATATGATAAAGATTCTGTATATTCACTCGCAGATTTTAGTGAAAAGGAAATCACGGAATTTATTGAATCATTCAATAGAACGCAACTTGAACAGATTCAAAAATTCATTGATAATCAACCTGTATTATCTCATACAATTAAATTTAAATGTTCAAAATGTGGCCACGAAAATGAAATCACTCTAAAAGGCTTACAAAGTTTTTTTACATAAGCCTTTCACATGAATCACTTACTAATCATTACCAGACAAATTTTTCAATGATGCAACATCATAATTACAGCTTGACAGAGCTGGATAATATGATACCGTGGGAGAGGCAAATTTATGTATCAATGTTAATTGAATATATTAAAGAAGAAAACGAAAGAATAAAAAAGCAAAATGGCTAGAAACAAAACAGCATTAAAAGAAATAACAGCTCAGATCAATGAAGATAATGAAAAGATTGTCGATGAGTTGACTGATGTTAATCATCACTTAATGTCTGTTGATGTTGAAACTGGATTTGTACATGATGAATTGCTTAAAATTCGAAAAGGAATAGGACAAGCCTTCGGTAAACTCATCGGTGGTTTTAAACAATTAAATGAAAATATTATCGGTAATGATCTTCAGAAGGCTGAGGATGCAAGAGAACAAAAAGAAGTACTAGAAAAGATAGCTGATAAAGATCCAAAAGTTGAGATCAATATCGATACTGATAAAATATCTGGTAAACTTGGCGTTGGTGTAGCTGCCGCTCTTGCAACCATTCCTGGTCTAGCATTTGGATTTGTTGAGGGTCTTGCAGGTAGTCTTAAATCTCTTGGAAAATTATTGAAACTTGATAAACTATTCGGTCTAATGGTTACGAAAATCAAGGGATTCTTTACTTCGATCGGTAAAAGATTTGCGGACCTTGGTAAATCATTAAAGGGTTTATTCAAAGGTGTTGATATTAAAATAAAAAATGCCTTTGCTCCTTTAACAAAGGGTATAGATAAAATACTTAAACCGCTTAAAGGTTTATTTACACCGATATTAGAATCATTCAAGTCAATCGGTTCGTCATTTAAAGATATTAGCGATTTGTTTGGTGGCAAGGGCGGTGGTAAACTGGCAAAGATAATTGATCCCATTGCAAACTTCGTTAAATCCATAATGAAGACAGCGCCAAAATTCTTTAAACTTGGTGCTCAGATTGGTAGACTTGCTGGTAGATTATTCTTACCATTTACAATAATAATGAGTCTCTTTGATGCATTCAAAGGCGCTACGGCTGAGGCAGAAAAGCAAGAAGGTGGAATTAATAAATTTATTGCAGGTTTCGGCGGTGCAATATCGGGTATTTTAAAGGGATTGATAGGAATGCCTCTAGATTTATTAAAGAATGGTGTCGCATGGATTCTTGGTAAATTTGGATTTAAAGACGCTAAAGCAGCTCTAAACTCATTTAGTTTTAGTGACCTGATCGGTGATATTGTGATGACACCAATAAACTATCTCATCGGAATAGTTGATAACATTAAACAGATATTCCAAGGTGATGGAAGCTTTATGGGTAAGCTCACGAATGCTATTGGTGAAATAGTTTCAAGCTTGATATCGTTTCCAATCAACACATTACAAGATGCTGTGGTTAAAATAGGTGAATTTTTTGGATTCGATATGTCCGCAGTAAGTGATTTCGATTTAGCGGGTAAGATTAAATCACTTATTATGTTGCCATTCAATATGATTGCTGGTGCTTTCGATTTTATTACTAACATGTTTAGTGAAGAGGGCAGAGCCAAAAATATGGCCAAGTTGTCAAGTATTGGTAATAAGATAAAAGATTTTTTAAGGGATGTTATTAAATCTATTTTACCAAGGGCAGATGACAGTAAACCATGGTATTCACCAGCTAATCTAGCTGCTAAAGCAATACCAGCAAAGGTATATGAATTCGCGGGTATTGATAAAAACACAGGACAAGATATACCAGAGCCTAAGGTTGAATCTGTTGCGGCCGACCCACAAAAGGTAATCAAACCAAGACGATTAAGAGATAGAGATGATTTTGGTTTTTCTGATGAAGACTTCAATGAGGGATATGTTCCAGTTGATGATAAAGGCTTTGCTGCTGTTCCTCAAGAACAATTTACTCCAGAGGTTCCAGTTCAAGCAATCACACAGAACTCAAGAGAAGCGAATGGTTTCTTCGCAAATGAAGCAGATGCTCAAGCACAAGCTAATGCGGACA